TAACGGCAACTTCGTCGCGTTCGAGAAGTCGTTCCTGCGGAACTTCGCCTCGGCCACCGGGCTATCTGCCCAGCAGATGAGCCACGACTGGTCGGACACGAACTACAGCTCGGCACGCGGCGCCTTGCTGGAGGCATTCAAGACCATGTCCCGCCGTCGGGACGACTTCACCCAGGGCTTTGCCCAGCCGATCTTCGCGTGCTTCCTCGAGGAGTCCATGGAGATCGACGACTACCCGCTGCCGCCGGGGGCGCCGCCTTTCCACGAGTTCCGTGCGCTGTACTCGCGCGCGACGTGGATGGGCCCGGCCCGCGGCTGGATCGATCCGGTTGCCGAGAAGAAGGGCGCCATCCTGGGCATGGATGCTGGCCTCTCGACCCTGCAGATGGAATCGATCGAGCAGGGCCAGGACTGGGAAGAGACGCTCGATCAGCGTGCGCGCGAGATCGAGGGCTTCAAGTCACGCGGCATCCCGGTCCCGAGCTGGGCCGGCATGGGCCTCGGCGACGGCGGCCCGGCCACGGCCACCGAAACCATCAAAGATCCCGAGGCCACCTGATGCAGCAGTTTGCATACCTCGCGCAGCGGATGTTCAACCGTCCGCTGGCGATCCATCGTGACAAGGCCGAGGTGGTCATCTCGGCCCTGGCCGAGCGCCTCAACATCACGCGCATGGTGAATCTCGACGGCATGGCCATTGAGCCGATGGCATTTTCGCTCGACGGCGATGGCCACCAGTACCGTGATCGCGATGCCGGCTATGACCTCGTCGGCCCCGTTGCCGTCATCCCGGTTCAGGGCACGCTCGTCCAGAAACTGGGAACGCTGCGCCCGTATAGCGGCATGACCGGCTATGACGGCATCCGCCAGGCATTCCTGTCAGCGCTGGCAGACCCTGATGTCGAGGGCATCATGCTCGACATCGACTCGCCCGGTGGTGAGGTATCGGGATGTTTCGACCTCGTCGATGCCATCTACGAGCAGCGGGGCAAGAAGCCGGTGCACGCCATCCTCAGCGACGGAGCCTACTCAGCGGCATACGCCATTGCATCGGCGGCCGACAGGATCGCCGTGCCGCGCACCGGCGGCGTCGGCTCAATCGGCGTCATCTGCATGCACGTCGATTTCAGCAAGGCGCTTACCAGCGCTGGCGTGCAGGTGACCTTCATCACCTACGGGGACCGGAAAGCTGACGGCCATTCCGAGATACCCCTCTCCAAGGAAGCGCTCGAGCGATTCCAGGCCGACATCGACACCATGGGCGAACTGTTCGTTGGAACGGTCGCCCGCAATCGGGGCATGGCTGCGGACAAGGTCCGCGGTACCCAGGCCGTGACCTTCATGGGCGACAAGGGTGTCGCCGTGGGGCTCGCGGATGTAGTAGCGGCGCCTGATGCCGCGTTCCGGGCACTGCTCGCCGAGCTGGCCTAATTTCATTTCACGGAGACACCCATGACCACCATGCGTACCAAGCTGGCGCAGGCCCTGCCGTTCGCGCACCTCCTGGGCCTCGGCGCCCGCGCTGAAGACGAAACCGATGGCCGCCGCGGCAGCCGCGCCGAGGACGACGAGCGCGACGAGGACGATAAGAAGGGCAAGCGCGCCGAAGAGGGCGACGACAAGGACGAGAAGAAGAAAGACGCCCGCCGCGCCGAAGACGACGACAAGGATGAGCGGAAGGACGACGAGAAGGATGACGAAAAGGAGGCGCGTCGCGCCAAGAAGGCGGAAGACGAGGACCTCGACGACGAGGACGACAGCGACGAGGACATGCGCGGCAGCAGTGCCAGCGCCAAGGCCCGTCGCCGCGAGCGCGCACGTTGCGCTGCCATCTTCGGCTGCGCGGCGGCCGGTGTGCGCCCCGATATCGCCGCCAGCCTCGCATTCACCACCACCATGTCGCGCCGCGAAGCCCTTTCGGTCCTCCAGACGGCTGCTGCCGGCGGCGCACCGCAGCGGCAAGCCGGGCTGGCGGAACGCATGGCGGCGGCCAAGGTGCCCAACGTCACCGGTGAAGGCGGCAATTCCAATCCGTCCGGTCGATCGACCGTGGCGAACGCCATCATCGCCGCGGGCGAAAAAGCGCGCGGCAAGTAATACGAACCCCTTCACTTCGGAGATAACCCATGTCGCTCACTCCCACCTTCATCGGTGACAACCCGCAGCAGCCGGGCATCCAGGCGCAGGTGTTCGTGCCCGATCAGCTGATCGTCGATGCCCGCTTTCTCGTTACCCAGCCGATCCTCGTCGCCGGCGAGGCGTTCCTGAAGCGCGGTACCGTGCTGGGACAGCAGAACGTCTCGCCGGTCATCGCCGCTGCGGCTGCTGGAAACACTGGCAACGCAACGATCGGTGGCGTCAGTGCCGGCGCCGCACCGCTGACCGGTGCCTACAAGGCGACCGCCACGTCGGCGACGTCCTTTGCCGTCACGGACCCCGAGGGTGCCGCGGTGGGAACGGCCACGGCCGGCAATGCGTTCACGAGCGCAGGTGTCAATTTCACGATCACCGCCGGCTCCACGGCCGCCGCTGCGGGCGATGTATTCACCATCACGGTCGCCGACGCGGTCGGCACTTACGTGCCCTGCGTCCGTACCGCATCCGACGGCAGCCAGAACCCGGTGGCCATCCTTGCCGATGACGCGGATGCGAGCCTCGGCCCCGTGACGTCCGGCGGGTATCTGGCGGGCGAGTTCAACGCACAGCGGGTGTTGTTCGACCCGTCGTGGAGCCTGGCGCAGCTGGTCTCGGCCTGTCGCGCTTTCACCCTCTTCCTGAAGAGCACGGTGTCCGCCAACTCCCCGGTCAACAACACCGCCCCGTAACCCCTGCGCATTCCGGTTGCCTCGAACCCCGCCTCGGCGGGGTTTTTTTTGGCCCGGATTTGGCTCGAACCCCTCTCGGAGAGGCTTACATGTCCGCAACCACCACGTTCCCGTTCAGCACCACCGACCTGATCCAGGTGGTGCCCACCCTGAAGCGGTCGCAGAAATTCCTGCTCGACACCTTCTTCCCCAACATCAAGATGAGCGAGACCGAGTTCGTCGCCATCGATATCGATGTCGGCCTGCGTCGCATGTCGCCCTTCGTCAGTCCGCTGATCGGCGGCAAGCTGGTCGAGTCGCGCCGCTACCAGACGAACATCTACAAGCCGGCGTACATCAAGGACAAGCGCGCTCCGGACCTGCGCAAGCCGGTCATGCGGCAGATCGGCGAGAAGATCGGCGGCGGCGACATGACCGGCGCCGAGCGCGAGATGGCGAACATCAACTTCGAGATGGCCGACCAGATCGACATGCTCGATCGCCGCCTCGAATGGATGGCCGCCCAGGCGCTGACCGCCGGTCGCGTTACCGTCCAGGGTGAAGGCTTCCCGACCGAACTCATCGACTTCGGCCGCGATCCGTCCCTGACCATCGCTCTCGCCGGCAACAACCAGTGGGGTGTCGCCGCGAATTTCGACGGTGATGGCCGTGACCCGGTCCCGACCCAGTCGGTTGAGGCATGGCAGCACCAGATACTGAAGCTCTCGGGCGCGCAGGTCACGGACATCGTGTTCACCACGACCCCGTGGCAGGCCTTCCTGAACGCTAAGGGCGTCCAGGGTGCGATCTATTACCCGAAGCTGGGCACCGACGGTAACAACCTCGACCCGGGCGCGCAGATCGCCCCCGGCGCTGTCTACAAGGGCCGGTGGGGTCAGTACAACCTCTGGGTCTACAACGACTGGTACATCGACGACGACGGCGTGGAGCAGCCCATGCTGGTCGACGGCACGGTCATTATGTCCGGCCCCCAGCTGCTGGGCACCCGCGCCTTCGGCCAGATCCTCGACCCCGCGTTCAACTACACGGCACTGCCGTACGCGCCGAAGACCTGGGTGGAAAACGATCCGGCCCAGCGCATCCTGCTGATGCAGTCGTCGCCGCTGGTCATCCCCACGCGTGTGAACGCGAGCTTCTGCGCGAACGTCTGCGCACCGAAGGTGTCGTAATGACCGCGGCGCCTGGCGCCCCGGTCAAGCTGGTCAAGGTGACGGTCGCCACCGGTCGATCGCTTACGGACGAGGCAGGGAAGCGCAAAGGTCCCGGCGAGGAAGCGAACGTTCCGGCGACGGATGTTCGCTGGCTCCGTAAGCAGGGCTTCATCCTCGGCAAGGACGAAGAGGCCGTTGCCTACACTGGTCGCTTCACGATCACGGCCAAGGACGGCCCTGGCGTGAAGCTCGCCTGATGGCGATCGACTGGGACGCCGTCGTACTCGGCCCGACGATCGCTATTTTCGGTGAGGGCCAGGGTATGAGGCCGATCTATACCGCCGAAGGCGCGCCACCGGTCGAAATCGACGGGGTGTTCGATGAGGCCTACCGCGAGGTGGATCTCATCGACACCGGTGTGGGCGCAAACACCGTCATGCCCGTCCTGGGCGTTCGCCTCGTGCAGTTCGCCCGTCCACCTCGGCAGGGCGAGCTGATCACCATCCCGAGGGTCGGCAAGGACTACGTCATCAAGGACGTGCGCCCTGACGGCCACGGGTGGGCCAAGCTGATGCTCGGAGTGAAGAAGGCACCATGACGACCTCGTCCGAGCTTCGCCTGATAGCTGCCGCTGCGCTCAGGGGCGCCACGGATGCTGGCGAGAACGTGTTCACGGCGATGGACTGGCCGACCTGGTCGGGCAGTTACCCGCTGCTCTACCTGCACACGCCGTCCGAGGAGAAAGAGTCGCTCGGCCGGCAGGGAGGTCCGCAATTCACTGTGACCCTCACGCTCCAGGTAAGTGGGCGAGTGCAGGTCGCCAACCTCGAAGACCAGTCCGGCGTGGCCGAGGCAACCCTCCAACTGGAGGCGCTGCAGCGGCAGATCGAGCTGGCACTGATCAACAACCCGGCCCTCATGAGCCAGCTGCAGCAGTTCCCGTTCATACGGACGGAAATGAAGACCGATGGCATGGGTGACCAGAACCTCGGCGAGGTGGTCATGAGCATCGGCCTGGAGTTCTACCAGGGCCCCGAAGACTTCTACCCGATTCCCACCGCGCCGCTCGAACGCATGACGATCGACCTCGATTCCCCCAGCGTGTTCGACGCCAGCGGCACCTACCCCGACCCGCCGTTCCCCGGCTCGGTCACCCCTGCGCCGCGCGCGGAAGGCCCTGACGGGCGTTCCGAGGGCGGACTCGATATCACCTTCCCCTCCTAGGAGCGACGCATGCTCGTCTATCCCAAGCCCGGCGTGCTGGTCCGTGACCCGGACAAGCGCGACCTCCTTCCCGAAGACGGCCGTGACGTCGATGGCAGCAATCCGTACTGGATTCGCCGCCTCGCCGACGAGGACGTCACGACGGAAGCCCCGGCAGCGACTCCGGCACCGCGTTCGAGCGGTAAGGGTCTGAGCCAGGTCATCACCGATCCCAGCAACGGGAGCAATGACGCATGAGCGTTCCCTTCAGCCACATCCCCGCGACCGTTCGCCTCCCGCTGTTCTACGCCGAGGTGGACAACTCCCAGGCCAATTCGGGGCGCCTGAACCAGCGAGCGCTGGTCATCGGGCAGATCACGACGGACGGATCTGCCGCACCCGGCGTCCCGTTCCTCAGCCAGGGCGTGAGTGACGCCATCGCCAAGGCGGGGCAGGGCTCCATGCTGGCGATGATGGTGGCGGCCTACCGCGCCTCCGATGACTTCGGCGAGCTCTGGTGCCTCCCACTGCCGGATGCCGCGGGCGCCACGGCCGCCACGGGCTCCATCACCTTCGCTGGCGCGCCGACTGCCACGGGCGTCCTCTCGCTCTATGTCGCGGGCTCGATGCTCACTCCGAAGATCAGCGTCCCGGTCATGGTCACCGATACGCCTGCGACGATCGCCACGGCTGTTGCTGCCGCGATCAACGCGACCCCGAACTTGCCGGTGACGGCCGCAGTCGACGGGACCACGGCCGGCAAGGTGAACATCACCGCGCGCAACAAGGGCCTGGCCGGCAACGACATCGACATCCGCCTGAACTATGGCGGCGCCGCGGCGGGTGAGTCCCTGCCGCTGGGCATCACGCCGACGATCGTGGCGATGACCGGGGGAGCTACGAACCCCGCCCTGACGACCGCGCTGGCAAACCTGGGCGACGAGG